AAAAGTGTATTTTAAACTATGTATAATTTAACAAATGATCAATTAAATCAGAACCAATGGAAACACTATTCGCAGTTACATCAGGATAGCATTCTAGAGAAAATATTTAACCAGATAGGCACAACTAACGAGGTGGCAGTTGAGTTCGGTGCGAGAGACGGAGTTGATTTGAGCAATAGTTGTAACTTTAGATTAAACCATAACTGGAAGACATATTTATTTGACGGTAACGCTAAGGGGAATCTTGTTCATAAAGAACATTTAACCGCAGAGAATATCGAAGAGGTTTTTTCTCGTCATCGCGTCCCGAAAGAGTTTGATTACCTTAGTATAGATTTGGATAATTTCGACTGGTATGTACTTAAGGCTATTGTAAATTATAGTCCACGAGTGATTAGTGTAGAATATAACTCAAATATTCCTGTGCCTCTCTGTAAGGTTGTAGAGTATGACCCAAATTCACATTGGGATAATTTTTCTAATTTTTATGGAGGATCGCTCTCTGCATTTAAAAAACTAGGAAACCATAAGGGGTATCAACTTGTTGGTAAATGCGAGCAGTTAGATTTATTTTTCGTCAGGAATGACTTAATAGATCCACAATATATTCCTCCAACTGAATTGGAGTTATTGCCACAACCAATCACTTGTCACCAACCATATAATGGGAAAAGAATCTGGGTTGATGTATAAAAAATAGTTTATTTTTCCCATTTTTATATTCCTTGATATTGTATATCAATATATATAAAGACGGAGAAAAATATGACATTAGTTAAAAACTTAGTAGGAGAACGATTTAACAATCTTGTTGTCCAAGAAGATTTTATTAAGGATGGCATACGCTGGATAAAGTGTAAATGCGACTGTGGAAATTTTACTATAATTAGAGCACACAATAGAAAACAAGTATTATCATGTGGATGTTCATATAGAAATGATTTAACTAATCAAAGATTTGACAGTCTTATTGCAATAAAATATTTACGCACAACAGAACCACATCATAGGGTATATTGGCTTTGTCAATGTGATTGTGGAAAATTTATAGAAGTTACCAGTAAAAATCTTATTAGGAAATCTACAAAAAACTGTGGTGATAGAAATATCCACAAACATTATAAATATAAAGGGTATCAAGATATACCAGGTAGTCTTTTTCATAGAATGAAAGACGGTGCCAGAAAAAGAAATCATGAGTTTGACATAACCATAGAACAAATGTGGGAGTTATTTCTTAAACAAAATAAAAAATGTGCATTGTCCGGAAGAGATATAGACTTTGGTGATTTCAATATCATTACCCAATATCGAAAAACTACAGCTTCATTAGACAGGATAGATAGTAAGAAAGGATATACTATAGATAATGTGCAATGGGTGCATAGGGATATAAATATGATGAAGCACATTTACGATCAAGGTTACTTTATATCAACTTGTAGAGAAATAGTGTTAGTTGCAGATAGTAAAGGAATAAAATGCCAGTAACATCAGCGGTTTTTTCTAAGTATTTAACCCCATCAAAAAAGCTAGTCGAAACAGGCACGGCTTTTGGAGACGGGCTTATCCAAGCCATGGCGGCTGGATTTACAGAAGTTTATAGTATAGAAGTGTATAAACCCAACTTTGATTTTTCGTCTAAGCGTTTTGCTGACGATAAACGAGTCCATCTATACTTCGGTGCTAGTAACAATATTCTACTGAATATACTTAAAGAAGTTGGAGAACAATGTACACTTTGGCTTGATGGCCATTGGTCGGGTGCTGGAACTGGAAAAGATGGTGATTTGTGGAATCCAATATGGCAAGAACTGGGTGCAATCCAAAATTGCGGAGTTTCTGACCATACAATATTAATTGACGACCGCCGCCTTTTTTCTAGCGATCAATTCTGTTATATATCAGAGAAAGATATTAAAGACAAAATCCTCCAAATCAACCCCAAATATAAGTTTTCATATGAAGATGGGTTTTGTAAAGACGATATTCTTGTTGCAAAGGTAGAAGAATGATCAACGGAATTAATGATGAAGAAGTCCACAATCCTTTGACGGTTTTACGTGGCTTAAAATGGAATCGACAACTTACGGAAAAACTAACTCAGGTTTATATTGCTGAATATCTACAGTCTTTTGTCGAAAATAATCCAAAAACCCAAGATGAAATAGATAAGCAGTGTGAATGTTTAAATGAGTTAATTGAAAATGAAGTGGATGGGGTGGGGCAATTTCTAGGCGGTTTTCATAGCATTGGAGAACTAGTTGGCGAACTCTGTCGGTCAGTACGGGAAAAAACCCGGAACTCTATTGTGCCGAAAAAATTATTTATACCCAGTGGTTTGTATACTAAAGAGGTTGAAACCCCAGTTAGCATTGATGGGAAAAACCCAGAAGTTAGCATACTTGGGGTTAAATTAATTCAAACCACAATATTACTATCTGGTTATCAATGTATAGCATTATGTACCCCTAGGTTTAATTTTGCTGATCCTTCTGATTTATTATTCTTCGCTGAGTTAATATCATAATTTCACTATATGATATCACTCAATATGATAAATATGATTTAGACGTTGACATAATTAAAACATTTTTTATTATTGTTTGTATATAGTTGCATGGAGCAATTATGTTAAAACAATATGAAGAATTTATCGGTGCTAGGTTTGGCAAGTTAAAAGTGAATGATATTTTTAGGAATCATGAAAATAGAGCATGTGCAAATTGTACTTGCGATTGTGGTAATTTTCACACACTACTGATTGATAATCTTAAAAAGAGTAGTTCGACAATATCTTGTGGATGTATTCCTAAAACTGATTTGACAGGGCAAAGATTTGGTTGTTTAGTGGTTTTAAGGTATCTTAAATTAACCCCTAGACCATTTTACTTATGGTTATGCCAATGTGATTGTGGAAGAACAAGAGAGGTTCTTTCTTATAATCTAACATCATTATATACTAAAAACTGTGGAGATTTAAGTGTTCATCCTAGAAAAATAATCAAAAGTCGCGGTGACATTCAATCTAGCTATTTGTCCCAGATAAGGTGTAGTGCCAAAATAAGAAACTTAGAAGTTAATATAACATTAGAATATTTATGGGACATTTTTATTGCACAAAATAAACAATGTGCTTTATCTGGGATGGATATAGTTTTTGGTAATAAATCTAAAAGATATCCAGTAAAACAAACAGCTTCTTTAGATAGAATTGATAGCTCAAAAGGATATATTATAGGCAATGTTCAATGGGTTCATAGGGATATAAATTTTATGAAACAAGCATACGACCAAGAATATTTTATAGACTTGTGCCAAAAAATCGTAAACCATAAAAGAAAAATATCAATTATTCAATAACTTTCAAAACCAAAGGTGATATAAAATGGCTCAAAACTTTGTAACTCTTAATGTGGCTTCTGGGACGTGGAGTAATGTTATCCCAGATAAAAGGGCGACAATTAATACAGGTGGAAATCTTTATCAGCATAGGTCTTTAGTAGAAACTGAACTAGGAGAAGTGGATTTTTCGCCGGGAAGTGGAGTCATGGTGGTCGGGTCGGATCTGTGGATGGGACCAACAACTGGGCCTAGCGGATATTAAAATATATGAGCAAAAATACTTGGCCTAACGGCTATCGCCACGCACTTCACCAAAATGAACACGAATCTTGGAACGCATCGCACTATCCAGGAACTAAACAACTTTGTAGCAATTGCGAAGCACCAACTGGTAGATGCGAGGAAGACACAATGTATTCCCATAATGGAGAACCACTTTGTGAAGAATGTTATATAAACGAACGAAATGATGCTATATTGTTTAAATAAGGACTTATGGACGAAAAAAAATCCATTGATGGTCGTTTCGATGTCAGATCTAAAGAACAATTCACACTGGACATCAAAAGGGCCAGCCAAATAGAAGCGTTTATAGCAGTTAGGCTTGCGATCAAAGAACATGCGGTCAGTGGAATATGGTCAGAAATTACTGCCAATGGCTGTGACGCTAGCGGGAACTACATACCTAATCGCTCAAAAGTCACAACAGAACCAGATTTTAAGATAGGCGATAAATTCGTTGAAATAACTAATTCAAGAAGGGTTTGCCCAAGGGTTTTTCACGAAAAAGTCCATAAAGTAGATAAAATAATTCAAAATAATTACGATTTGGTGTTTGTCAATGGGTTTGAAGAACAAAAACAACCAAAGTTTATTAGGCTTAGTGGCGAAGACTTGAAGCCCTTCATAGATAGATCTATAACCAAGTACGGAAAAACCCCTACTCCTATTGGTAGGAATCAATGGAGGGCACTTCCATCACTACGATTCGATGTATATTGGTTCAAAGATTTATTTCAAATACTTCCTGTATTATCTGTGGATCTATTAAAAGTTGTCCCTCAGCAGTATAAAGATATTTTGGCTTTAACGGGTTAAAATCAACAAAACCGAGGTTTGTATGGCAAAACGCAAAAGTTTTAGTCATGTTTTCAACGGTGTTAAGTATAAAATTAAATTTGTTAGTCCAGAAGAACTGGAAAAGCATTTTAAAGGTTGCGATGGCTTGTGTGAGGAACCAAAAACCCCTAACCCGAAAATTTATCTTAATAATAGCGTAGATCCAATGAGAGCAATCCAAATCCTAGTCCATGAGCTAACCCACAGCGAACTCTTCTATACGCTCAGTGAAAAAACAGTCACTAGAATAGGCGAAGAAATAGGGTCATGTTTATGGAAATTAGGTTACAGGAAAGTAGAACCAGAGGAATAAAATGAGTATTTGGGATGAACCTTTGAATAGATGGTATAGATGCGGAACGATGGAATGCCAAGCGGAAATTGTCTGCAAGGAAAAACCCACCGATATTTTTAGATTAGACTGCCCTTTCTGTCACAACCCCACTTTACTTCTGCACCATGCAAACTGTAGTGTTACTACATTAGTAGGACTTACTACACCAAAAACTTGGGGTGCTATTAGCGAACAGAACCATAAAAGACATAAGAATGAAGAACCGACTGAACCAGTAAAGAAAAAACCAGATTATTGGTGGCGAAAACCTGGACAAAAAGAAGTAGATTTTTCAGTGCTGAAAAACCCTAAAAATTACATTGCTACAGGACAAGTATAATGGTGGAACAAGCAAAAACAATCCTTTCAACTATAATTCTAAAATGTGGCGACTGCAATAATCCATTAATGGAAATCAATGTTGTAGAAAATATTGATTATCGTACAGATTATTTATGTGATTGCTGGAAATGTGGCGGGCAAAGTTTTGTAGTTAAGGTTATTGGATCGGCTATATTCGCTCCAATCGGCGAAAATATCGACGTAAGAATTGTTTCTAGTGATAGTTTTTCAGACGGTTCTACTTTATTGCGGTTAAAAACTAAAAGGGCTAAATAGGTAAAATAATGCATTTAACACCAAAAGACATGGACGCAGCAGTTACAACGATTAAGCGAGAAACAACTAAAGTTGAACCGACCACATCCATACAATACAATATTAAAGGTGAATCTGACGAAAACCGCAAGGATAAATTCACAAATATAGAGGTTGCGGCTGTTAAGATAAGTTCAGGGGCACATAGATTCTATAAGGTTAAGGCCGATAAAAAGGGACATTATTTTGATATGAATAAAATCAACGTAATGTACGGACTTGATGTTCCAGATAGAAATACTCAAAATTTAATGTTTAATCTAAAAGAGATATCAGAAAATTCTTTCAATGGGTACTTGCGTTTTTTGCAGACAGGTTTTACTTCATACCTAACTGCGGCTGAAAGGGTCTAAATATAGACAAAGGTTTTATTTATATGAGCGAAGAGAATAATGTGGTTTTAGGTTCTAACCCTAAATGGCTTGAGGACGTTTTAGATACCGTGGATGATATGTTAGCTGACCCCAAGAAAGTTAGTTTTAACACCCACAAAAATAGAAAAGGGTTCTCGGGTAAGATAAGATCACTCGTGATTGATGCTTACAGAAGTAATTGTATGGTAAAAACCCATACTGAACCTGAGCCACAACCATTAACTACCTCGACGCATAAAGACTGTATCGCAAGAATACACAACAATGCCCCAGTTGGCTCGGCAGTTATGACACCGCAGTTGAGTTCTGCTGGTGATGATATTTTGGGTGTCGGGTTAAATCCAGATCCTTCCAAAGCAATGAAACGCATGATAGAAAAACCCCAGCCTAGACCTCATGGGCCTTATGATAATTCAACGAGAAGTTGGTAGGAAAATTATGTCTAATCCTGTCAGATGGGAAGCAAAAATTAATTCTGGAGCGGTTTATGGCGGGGAAACTGATTCAGGCAGTTGGCGTGAATTTGGACAACGCTTAGCGACAGATCCAAATAAATATAGCATCATAAGCCTGAAGATTTATAACGATCAAGGCGAATATACTATCGATCCTTATAGGGATGGGTATACAATTTTAAATAAGGTCGTGGCTTTAGTGGATAGCGGTTTTCAGACACGGTATGTCGGTATAGGCTATTGGTCTAAGAGCGACAATATATGCAGGATTTTGTGGCACAACGCAGATACAATGATCGTAGATCATAATGAGGCTAGAGGAGGAGACAAATGTGGAGCAGCACTCATTAAAAACACCTAATAAAAATGTTGTATATAACTCTCGGATTCAGGCAGTATATCAAATCAGATGCTTGATAGATAATAAAGTGTATATTGGAAGTTCTATTGATATCTACCAAAGATGGCATAAACACAGATATTGTCTAAATGAAAATAAACATCCAAATAAACGACTCCAAAGTTCTTGGAACAAATATGGCGAAGAAAATCATATATTTGAGATTTTAGAAGAAACATTTAGTTTGGGAAAACAAGAGTTATTTTCGGTAGAGCAAACTTATATGGATTTAGCCAATTGCTTTTTAATAGAATGTGGATTTAATGTTCACCAAAAGGCAAATAGTGCCATAGGATACAAACATTCTGATGCAGTTAAACGTAAACTTCGTGATTTTCATACCGGAAATACATATAATTTAGGCAGAAAACACTCAGAAGAAATTAAAAAACGTGTATCAGAACGATTAATGGGAAATCAATATAGATTAGGCATTTCTCATTCAGAAGAAACAAAAAAGGAAATGTCGAGAACACGAAAGGGGAAAAAACATTCCGAGGAATCATGTACAAAATTAAGAAAGCCAGTTCAACAGTTTGATAATGGCAGATTAATTAATGAATTCCCCAGTATAACCGTGGCAGCACAGACTACCAAAATACAACACGGCAGCATTAGTCTGTGTTGTAATTTTAAAATGATGAATGCTGGTGGTTTTCAATGGCGTTTTAAACCAAAGGAACAGATAGATGCAGGATAGACTTAGTATTGATTGGCAGAATCCTCCTTTCTTGGGACAAGAATACCCGAAAAATTTCACTTGTATATTTAACCCTCCCGAAAAGATATCGTTCCCCGCCTTCTTGGTCCAGATGTGTCTGTTTAATCGCGAACGCTTCATTAAAACACATAAAAAAATTCCTCGTGGCTCAGGTTGGTCAACTGGCCTCGGATCAACTGTTAGATTAATGATGATGCAAGCTTATGTCATCTGTGGATATTTTCTAGCCCCACATATAGAGCCCCTTGTGGGAGTGGCGTTTAAAAACTATTTTCGGAGCAATAGGGTTTTTAAACTTGGTACATATAAGAAAAATCGCAAAAATATTTCTATTGATGAGAAAGAGTTAATTAAAGGCATAAGTGTAGAACTATCTCGCTTAAAAAACCAAAGGGATATTTTCTCACAGGTCGCTCCACAAAAAACTGAAGTTAAAGCTCCGGAGGATATAACTTTTTCTAGCGGTTCTGCTACTTTGCATAAAAAATCTACCCTTGCAGATTTGATAGAATTGGAAAAACGCCTCAAGTCCAACCCTCCTGTGGTCGATATATCCTTAGACAAACCTCAGCAAAATAAGGAGTAGAATGGCTAAAGAAAAAGCTACAGCAGATCCAGACGCCCCATATAGGATGAGTGGTGAACAGTTAAAAAGTTCTAAAAGACACCAGATTATTTCAACATTATCATTAGACATTGGCCTGAATGGGGGTATACCTTTAGGATGTGCGGTTTTATTGTTTGGACCACCATCTACGGGTAAGACTACATTATCTCTACAAATAGCATCAAATGCCCAACAACAATATGGGAGTAAAGTTTTCCTATTCCCCTGTGAAGGACGTATCACATCTAGTATATTAGAACAGGTTCAAGGGTTTAATCTTAAAGATTTTGAAATTGTAAGACCTCCAGCTATATTTGATAAGAATGGAGAAGTTGTTGGATATAAGAAGTGGCCAGCGGAGAAGTGGTGGCAGGCCATTGGGTCTTGTATAGAGGAAAATCCCAGAAGCGTTATCATTGTGGACTCTATCGCTAATATGTCTTCAGAAAAGGAGATCAGCGAGGGGGTGGGGTATCAAGGAAGAGGGCAGACTCAACAAAAGGAGAGTAGTTTCACAAGGATATATGGCGATTCAATTATAGCAAATCAAGTTGTCTGTTTTTTCTTGACACAAATTCAAGCGAACACATCCGGATGGGGAAAATCAATTTTACCGAAGTGCGGTTGGTCTATTCGCTTTCAGTCTGACTTGACGCTATATGCAAAAAAAACCGAGGAATGGCCAGAAGAAGAAGGTAGAGTTAGGGGCCATGATATAGTTATAGAGGTAGACAAGGCGACATTTTCCCCACCAGGATTAACCTTAAAAGTACCTTTACGATATGGTTTCGGGATTGACGTAATTCGCGATATTATGAATCATGCTATTAATTGGGGGTTGATTAAGAAAAATGGTTCTTGGTATGATGTGCCTTTTATCGAAAAAGATGGTAAATTAGAATATGCCGAAATGTCTAGCGATAAAGATATCCCATACGTAAAGGTTCAGGGTGAAAATAAAGCTTGGAAGTGGCTACACGGGCATCCAGAAGAAACCGCTGTGATAAAAAAACTCATTACAGATAAGGTTTTATTATAATATGAAAATGTTTGATATTGATGATAAAACAGTTAATGTAGACGTAAGGCCCAGTACGTGGCCAATGCGTGGTGTGTCTAAGTCAAAATTACAGCACAAAGTCGGCCAGAAATTACTTGAGTTATATCCACACGATGCGGTTTTAGAAGAGTTCCGAATCCCTGGAAGTTTACTGACGATAGATTTTTTGGTCGTTAAACAAAAGCTGGCAATTGAATCAGACTCGAAAATCCATGATGAATATTTACCGTTTTTCCACGGTGGCCCCATGGAGAATAATTTTGCCAAACAAGTAAATCATGATGTAAGAAAAGAGCAGTGGGTCGAAAATAATGGTTTTAAAATGGTTAGAATTAATTCTGAAAAAGACTTAGAAAAATTATAAATATAATATTCGTGCATGTCACTGTATAGTGTAATATACTATATAGGAGACAAAAGTGTTAATAGACGAATATCAGCATAAATACATTATAGACAACGTAACAATGAAAGGTTATGCACAGGTAGCCAGAGATCTTGGGATATCTTTTAGTAGAGTGTGGACTCATGCCACAAAAAATAAGGTGCCTCCAAGAATTCAATATAAACCTTTAAATCAACAAGATAAGGATTTTATAAAAGAAAATGCATGTATTATGTCCGTTTCCGCTATGGCAAAAGCCCTAGGTAGTAGAAATAGCAGTGTTTCTCATTATGCACAAGCCAAAGGTATATGTGTTAGAAAATATCAGTGGCCGGACGGCGATTTGGAATATATCCAAAAGTGGTACCAACACTGGGGGGCAAAGAATGTAGCGAAAGATTTAGGACAAAAACGAGAGAGGGTTGGCCAAAAGGCAAGACAAATGAAGCTACATATGCTTCCTATTAAACAACGTATTTGTTATCATTGTAAAGTTAATATGTGCGAAAAATTGAATGGAAAATATGAGTGTAGTTCTTGTTCTAAGATAAGGATTACAGAAGAATATAAAAGACGCAGCAACAAAGATATTTTTCATACAAAAATAACACACTTCCTTTCCCACGCCAAGGGAAGATCATTGTGTAGAGGAATGCCATTTGATATAGATATTAATTTCATACGTGAGTTGTGGGATGAACAAGATGGAAAATGTTTTTATTCTGGTGTACCAATGCTTTTATCTGAACATGGGAACGGAAGAAATCTATTAAATATATCTATAGATAGAATGGATAGCAAAAGGGGATATACAAAAGATAATGTAGTTTTAACTACTGTATTCTGTAATGTGGCAAAAACCGATAGTAGCATTAAAGAATTTATAGATATGTGCGAGACGGTTGCTAGGCATAATGGTCGTTTTAAAACAGATAGTTCATTGATAGAAGATCATGTTGTAGAATTTGAAAAAGTATAATTATGGATACTGAACCTAAGGATGAGATCAGTAAAGAATTACGCGAAGAAATTAATAAAAGTCTTGATGAATATGAAAAGCAACTTAAACTCCCCCAATTTAGCTCTGAAATCGAAGCACCTAAATATTTGACAATGAACCTAGAGGATCTACGGAAAAAATCGCCAGAAGAACTGGCTGAAGCGAGTTATTTACTTGCACAATATGGATTTTTTATAGCTAGAAGTATTAATCGCTTGCGTGTTTGGAAACGCTGGGGCGAGGGAAAGCTAGATGCCGCTACCGCTTTCAATTTTGAAAAGATACCAAACACTGGTTGGTCTGAAAGAGTATTGATTGCCCGAAATGGATCAGACTACTGTAAACGACTAAACGACTTTTTATTTCATGTTGGTTCTAGATTAGATCGCTTATACAACATCCCAGAGTTTATAAAACAGATAAATGACAGTTTGAGAGATATCCGCTTTATTGCTTTACGCCGAGAAAAAGAAGAATGAACCCAATAGAAAAACCAATTTATAATGATACAGAAAAACCAATTTGCGTCATAGATCTGATTATCAAGCTACAAAGTATCGAACGCCAATATAACAACCCCCATATCAAGTTTGGTCAAATCCAATGTGGATATGAATGGGCGAATGCATTAGTAATTTTTGATAGCAATGAACCTAAAAAAGAAAAGAAGGTGAATGATGCCGAGTATAACGATAGCCTCTGCGACTGAAGAACCAGAAGAAAGTCCAAAACCAAAAAATAAGGGTAATAAGATTAGTAAAAAAGCTCAGAGTGAAGATGACCTAATCGTGGAGGGTTTTTTGTTAGTTAGGGCTGGAATCCTTTCTGGCAGTTGGGAATCTGTCTGTGCTGGATATCAGTTGATCAGTTCTGAGCACTTGGAGCCACCTACGCCTAAAGAAAAACCCAAGACTCGTCTTGAAAAGATTAGAGAAGGTATTCTTAGTAAGGTTGAAGTGGATGATAATGCAGATGAAGTGTTAGAAAAAGGATTAGGTAGCGTTTTTAAAAAGGAAAAACCTGAACCGACGCTGGTAGAAAAACGCGATGACCAATCTTTTGCCATAAAAACCACAGAAAATTTTAAGGGGGGAGATCATTTCGCACAAAAAGGGTTTAAAGTGATTGAAACGGCAGAGAATTTAAGCGAACGTGAGAAGAACGAGATCGACGCAAAAAAAACCATGAACCTTCCCCAAGTAGAACGCATTACTGCACCTAAGGATACCTCGTCTAGCACCCAAGCAACTAGATATTACGAAAAACCTCCGAAACCTCCCGGATGGGGCGAAAGCAGGGCGGATTAATGATTGGTGATTTTTTACTTGGCGTTTTCCTTGGTGTCTGGGTTTTACTCGGTTTATTTATTTTGCTATTCTCAGTGTTTCGTGTGATTCAATGAATAATGAATATATTATGGCGGTTTTCTGGGGTTTTCTTTGGGTGTTTACAATACTTGCATTAGTTATTACTTTAATGGTGGTTTATGGATGATCCAAATGATCACAAAGGTGATTTTGCCGCAGAAATAGTTTGTGGGGTTTTATTGCTGATATTTATACTGTGGTTACTATGGATGATTTTTAGTCAGGGTATTACATGAATTTTGAAACCGCATTAATAATTGTGGCTTATATTTTCAGTTTAACTGGAATGGCTTTTATTATACTGTTTATCATTTGTGGATTGGTGATATTATTAACAAAGAAATAGCAAATCTTCGGGATGCAGGAGCAGAAAGATCACTTTTGGCCACTGTAATCACAAAAGGCAAAGACGCTTTAATTGATGCTGGTGGTATAATTTCTGCCTCAGATTTCAGCCTGCCCTTAAATAGAACCATTTTTACCTGCCTAGAATATTTAGGCGAAGATCCAAATTGTCAGGTTTTTGATAGTCAAGCAATTATTACTCAGGCTAAGGCTTTAGGGTTTGGGGACCAGTTTCAAGATCAAAAAAACGCAGAGTATCTGGACTTACTCCCTGCTGTAAAGTCTGATATACAAAATATCCCATTGTTTGGGTTACAGATTAAAAAATATAGTGTTGCTAGGGATTTATATCAGAGATATGAGGCGGCACAGAAATATATAAGCAATATCACAGGTTCGGAGCCACTTTCTGAAATTATCAAAAACGCCGAAGGTAGTATTGTCGATTTTGTCACAGGCGAGGGATCAAGTAAATTAACAGAACTTGGTGAAGGGGTCGATGAATACGTAGAAAGACTCATTGCTGCCCCAGAGGTCGATCAAATTGGAATTCCCACAGGCTTCCCTATCTGGGACAATTGCATTGGCGGGGGCATCAGGCCCGGCTGCGTTGCAATTACAGCTAGTAGAAGCAAGGTGGGAAAGTCATGGCATGGGATGAACGTTGGGAGGAACGTAGGAAAACGTGGCTTGCCGGTCTTGTACTTGGACTCTGAGTTGACTGCTGAGTATCAAAAAAGCCGCATTTTAGGAATAGACTCTGGTGTCCCAATTAAACTGTTAGAAACAGGTCAGTTCAATAGAAACCAAAATTATGTATGTTCATTACGAGCGGCTAGCCAACGTGTCAAAAAATATCCCATAACATACCAAAGTATTTCTGGAATGTCTCATATAGAGGCATTAGCAGTAGCTCGCAGGTGGTTAGTGCGTACCGTCGGTTTTAACGAACTAGGTCATGCAAACCCATGTTTAATTGTGTATGATTATATCAAGATAGCTAATGGGAAAGATTTAGCCAGTTTTAGCCCGGAGCATATTTTACTGGGTCTACTCATTACATGTATGCACGAGTTCGCTGTGCGATACAATGTACCAATTTTAGCTTACGCCCAGTTAAACAGAGATGGCATCACAGAAACAGATACTAGCATTGTGGCTGGTTCAGACAGACTTTTATGGCTCTGTTCATCATTAAGTATTATTCGCAATAAAGATGACACCGATACGCAAATGAATTGCGGCAAAGAATTCGGCAATAAAAAACTTATCCCAATGGAAACAAGACACGGTCCTGGATTAGAGCTAGAAGCCGATTATATAAATCTTAGAGCCAGTTTAAGGCCTGGAATTAATGAATTTGAAGCAACTGGGCTAATGACTGAAGGATTAAAATTTAGTGATGTCATAAACAATGGAAATCAGGGACAAAATGATTCCGGCGGAAGTTCTAGAGAAGATAGAAACCCTCGGGAACGACAATATTGATAAGGTTTTTGAATCCCTAGGAATAGAAGTGTCGGGATACGGGGAAGAATTGCGGTCTAAATGTCCCATTCACGACAATGCAGATAACCCATCAGGATTTTGTTATAGTACTAGAAAAAGAAAATGGTGGTGTTTTACAAACCACTGTGAAAAAGGAAACCCTTATTTAGTTGGTCTTGTCATAAAGCTTCTTTCTAAGAAAGAACATAGGGAAGTAAAGTTAGATGAGGCGGTTTTTTGGTTAGCGGCGTTGCTGAATTTTTCTATAGAAAATGCGACATCAAATATAAAACCACAAAGCATTGATGATGTGGAAATTTCGCGGTTCGTTAAGGAAACTAAATATAGACAACCTAGAGAAGAAAACCCAAAGAAGAGTTCAAGTTATGGGTTCCCTGTGTCGATATTAAAAGGACGACCAGTTAGTGAACGGTTTTTGAAGATGGGGTTTTCTAGGGAAATATTAGAAAAATACCATGTGGGTTTCTGTAATAACCCGAACAAAATTTTATACAACAGGTCAGTTGTTCCCATTCTGGAACCTAGTGGGAAAATTGTCATTGGGGCTACGGGACGAACGGCTTTTGAGGTTTGTAATTATTGTGGGGCTTACCATAATGGTAATGCGGGTTGCCCTGTGGATAACCCAAAAGTTAAAGCCGTAAGTAAATGGTATCATGAAAATTTTAACACTAGCGAAGTACTGTTTAATGAGTGGTTTGCTAAAGAACATATAATTGCTAGTAAAATCGCAGTCTGTGTTGAAGGCCCTAAGGATTGTTTACGTCTCGTTGATAATAAAGTCGATAATGTAGTAGCTTTATTCGGTTTGCGGGTTTTAAAACCCCACCTTATAAAACTTATCCAAATGGGAGTTACTAAGTTGGTTTTGTGTTTAGATAATGATGAAAAGGGCATTGAAGCCTCGAAGGAAATCACCGGCAACTTGAGTAATTATTTTAAAATTGAAAACATTCAACCAATGTTAAAGGATTACAAGGATATTGCGGAAGTTCCCAAAGAGGAAATCGGAAATATTGTTAAGTATTTCAATGTATAATATAGTGGCGGTTTTAAATAAAGGATAACAATGCACACATTTTAAACGTAACTTACTGGCGAACCCCTTTAAATACTGATGGCACTAAGAAGTTTATAAACTTTGACTCTAGTACTTCATGTTGGTAAGAAAGGTCTTAAATGAATGATGAAAATGTTACTATTTTCTTTTTGGGCATGATCTCAGGTGTAATAATTGAATTTTTAGTTTGTTTGGTTGCTATTAATTTTAGGGATAAAGAATAAGTGATTATACCAAAGGAAGGTTTTTATTTTCTATGGGGGTTTGTGCTTGGTTGTGCTTCTGGTTTTGTTACGATGATTATTATGCTGTATCATAAATAACTTAGATTAGGTTTTGGATGTGATTAAAATAGATATAGAATTTGTCTTGGGGTTTTTATCTGCGTAATAGATATCCTGAGCATTACTTGGTTAATACTTCATTATGGCAAATAAACTAACTATACTTTTAAGTGGACAAAATAATTTCAGTATTTTTATTATGCATACATGTATAATCATGTATGAAGAAATTTAATCAGCAAGATGTAGAAAAGATTTTAGCGGTACAGGGCAGTAAATTATTGTCAGAATACACTGGATATATTGATGATATTAAAATTCAGTGCCAATGCGGGAGAGAATATACGACCAGTTTGCGATCATTCAGGCGTTATAAACATTGCATAAAATGCGGCAGTCTTAAAAAGAAAGTGTCATTTGATTTAGTGCAAGAGCTTTTTAATGAGAGGGGATATAAGTTATTAAGTACCGAAATGATTAGTACCACAAAGCAGAAGTTAGACTTTATTTGCGACCAAGGACACCTTGGCAAAATATCATATAATCACATGATAACCGGTAGGGGTTGTTGGGAATGTGGTATTAAAAAACGAAATAAAACTAGGACAATTCCATATGAAATATTTAAAGAAGATGTAGAAAAAAATTCACACTTTATAATACTAACACCCAAAGAAGAATATATCAATGGAAAATTTAAAATTAAAATACAGTGTTCGATCTGTAAAATGTGTTATAGTAGACTTGGTTGTGATATTATAAGAAAACCGTGTCACCATGGAATACGCAAACACAACCCTCCTCGTGGAGAAAACCATCCACATTGGATTAAAGATAGAGAAGAATGGAAACTTAGAAAAAGATTCAAGCAAACATGTATTAATAATGTTTTTGTGGTATTAAATGCTATCGGAAAAATTAAGAACGCTAGATCTCATATATTATTAGGATATGGTCCAGATGAACTACGAAACCATATTTTTTCTCACCCCAATTGGCCCTCAGTTAAAGACCAAAAATGGGAAGTAGACCATATTTTCCCAATCAAAGCGTTTTTAGATTATGGTATAACTGATATAAAAATAGTTAATGGACTTGATAATTTACAGCCATTATCCGAAATAGATAATATGCATAAAAGTGCCAAGTATAATCTGAAAAATTTTGAACAATGGTTGACAATTAAAGGCGTAAATTTTATCAGTCAACTTAACAATTAATATATGAACAAATTGACTATACTTTTGAGCGGGAGATCTCACAGTGGTCGTATGACTTGTGCGAACTTCGTTTTATGTGAATATCTTAACCGTAAAATTGGGGCGAAAAGGTTCACGCTGGAAAAAACTGGGAAAGAGTACAGAGTCTACGACTCGTTTTCTAATGTAATCATACCCACAGCCTACCCAAATGAACTAGCTGAACAAATCTACAAGACTTACTCGGTTAAAATGTATAGCTTTAATAATCCTTTGTGGGATTTTTGTATAAATTGTCTTGGGTTGGAACATACTGGGTGTTATGGATTTGAAGGGGATGAAAATGCTAATACCCATATATTGTGGGAAGATTTTCCGGATACAATTCGTGAGCACTTTGGACGGCTAAAGGGCGACAAAATAAAGCTCGCTGGAGGACTTTTAAACAATAGGGAAGTGATTGAAGTTTTCAAAAATGATATCTTTAGAAGAATAGACCGCAATTGTTTATCTCGCTGGCTATTAAACACAATCACCAATGAAAAATTCGACCTTTCAATCGTATTTGATGCGGAATATGAATCAGACATTACCTTATTTACAGAAGTGGGAGGAAAGACAATTCACTTGCTTAAAGCTGGTAAAAAAGATCCAATTTCGCATATCCAACAACTGCCACTTGGTGAATTTAGCTGCGTCATAGATAATTCTTCAATGACGGCTGAAGAGGTTTTTGCAAAAATTAAGCCAATTATTACAGCATGGTTTTTTGAGAGAGGATTAATCTGATGGTTGATGAAAGAATAAATGATGATCATAATTGTAAGATGAGTAAGAGAATTGATAAAACTAATGATCCGCGAAAATACGACCATGAAAAACACTACAAAGCTATAGCTGACGATAATTTATATGGAAAAGATGGTATGGTGGACCAAGTTTCAAAATTGATGAAAGAGATAAAGGAAACGAAAGAATCCCCACAAGGCTTTCAATTTAAGGATAGCGGCACTAGAGAATCATTTGGACAATCGGTACGTGATTCTAGCGAAGGAAAAGGGGCGTACGAGCTAATTTCTCCGTTAGCTCTTAAAAGACTTGCGGTAGTTTTAGAACATGGCCGAAAAAAATATGCGGCTAGAAATTGGGAGCATTCAATGCCAATGGGTAGAATTCTTCAGTCTGCTTTAAGGCATATATGGCAATATATTGAAGGGCAAAAATTATCGAACGAATATGAAGACCATTTAGGACATGCCGCTTTTAATATTTTTGCAGCGATACATTATGATGAAATGGTGAGGCGTGGATTAATAGATCCATCAATCATAGATTTGCCAGATTATATCCATAAAAAATAAATGGCTAACCATAAGCTTACGCAAGAGTACGCAGAAAAAATCTTTGCCGATAAAGGTTGTAAGCTTTTGTCTGAATATAAAGACCGTATAAAAACCAAATTAAAATACCTATGTGTTTGTGGTAAAATCAAAGAAACTACATTTGTAAACTTTACCAATTTCTATTCTAGAAAAGACATTTTTGAATGTAACCCGCTTAAAAAACAAGAAAGATTTAATTATTTAAAAGAACTTTTTGAAAAAGCAAATTGCCAACTTATATCAAGCGATTATAAAAACGGAGAAAGTTTTATAGAATATATATGTCCAAATGGTCATAAAACATCTACTAAATTCAGAATCTTTATACAGGGTGGGGGTTGTTTGCCGTGTGCTAGGAAACGCAATGAAGATGCCAGAAAATGGACATTTGAAGAAGCTAGGGCAATTATAGAAAAAGATGACCTATATAAAATTGTATCGGAAAGACCAAATAGATTTTATCATGGTAGTCGCATTAAAATATTATGCACAAAATGTGGTATAGTTTGGAAAAAGAATATTAATGATTTTATAAAATGGAAAGGGTGTGATCATACTACCAAAGCGGTTTCTGGTGAAAAACACCCATATTGGATTAAGGATAGGGTTTTGTTGAAAGAGAGAAGAAAATTTAGGCAATATTGTAGTCAGTTGGTTAATAGGGTGCTAAAGCTCTGCCACCAAAAAAAGACATCAAGATCAGAGAAAATTTTAGGGTATTCATCTACAGATTTACGAAATCATCTTTATAATAACTGTGGATGGTTAAATATTAAAAATGACTCACCAAGTATAGATCATATTTTTCCGATCATGGCATTTATTCGCTATAATATATTTGATGCTAGATTAATTAATTCTCTCGACAATTTGACGGCTCTACCGTTAAAAGATAATATGAGCAAACATGACAAGTATGATAAACTGAGTTTTGAAAAATGGTTAACCTCTAAGGGTGTAAATTTCACCAGTCAGATTAATTAATGAAAATCAATCGTCTCTCTGCTTCCTCGTTTGCCACGTACACCGCCTGTGCTTGGAAGTACTATCTCAATTATGAATTGGGGTTTCAGGAGACTGGTCCAAAATCAGCAGCACTTGCTGGAACTATTGCTCATGGAGTCTTTCAAACATTGTCAACTGCATCTATAGTTAATAAATATCCAGAGTCAAAAGTTTGGAACCTCGATTATCTATGGAAAATATGCTATGACCACTATTGCAAATTAGATCCGGTTTCTGCTGCCGAAATAGATAATACTAAACTAAAAAAAATCTGCAAAGGAATGCACGACTTAATCAATGGTCCGTATTCCCCGAAAACAAATAGGACAATTGGCGTAGAAATTCCATTTGACATTGAGATCAAAGAACCAGGTTTTGAACTTCCTCAAAGTTTGACTGATAATCAAAAGGTTCCAGTAGGAGAGCAGGTCCATAAATACTATGGAATCAGAGGTAGAATCGATAGAATAGATAAAATAGGCGATGGTGCAATAGAGATCATTGATTATAAAAGCGGTGGGGATTTATGCTGGTCGTCTAAAGATCGTCATAAAAAAACCGCACACGATCTATTTAGTTCAGATGATCAACAAGCTAGAATGTACCATCTTGCAGCTAAAACGCTGTATCCTGATGCAAAAAGCGTATTAGTAACGTTTCTATATTTTGTACCGAATAATTTTATTACAGTACCATTTTGTGATGCCGATCTAGAAGACACAAAAAAAACACTGCTTAGGCGTTTTAAAACAATTCAGGCCGCAACAAATCCCGCTAGAACTATTAGCTGGCAATGTCGTACTCTTTGTGGACACGGAAAATCAGGACTGTGTGACCGTGTTTTTCAGGAGTTTGCTGAGTTAGGGGCTGGCTTTGTCGGGCAGAAATATTCAATTCTTAACGAACGAAAGAAACATTAATATGTGGTTTTTAACAAAAAAATTAAGGGAGTTGACTAATTGGATAGATCGAAAAAACGTCAAATCCCTAGTTAAAGATAAAGAATATTTAGATAGGGTTGTTGGGCCAGCTTTGGCTAAGGCATTTTTAGGTAATAAAAGTATTACTGTCCATAGTAAATTTGTCAAATTACCAATTGAAGAAGATCCGGTAGAATTTGCAGAAAATATAACTTTAAGCTTTACTGCTGAAAAAGATGGACGACAATTTTCTAAAACAAATGACGATGGATCTGAATGGAGTTATAATAATCCGCAAATACTAAAGCCAACCCTTAGAAGAGATAAGATTTTAAAATCTTGGCGTGAATGGATTAATGGCGTTTTTAACAAAAAATAAAAGATTTACCATCTTCAAAGAAGGAAATATTGGTTTTTGAACCATTATGAAAACTGAATACGATATATACTTGCCCTGCATTTGTGGCTTAACCTATCTAGCTCCAAGACAGCGTTTTTCAATTTGTCCTGAGTGTAAATATCTATATGATTTAAGCCCAGATGAACCACCACCGTCAGTACACAATATACCTTTTGATTTGAAGATATGGAATGAGTGGGTTTTGAAACATTGTAAAGAAGAGTGGTATCAGGTTTGGAAGATGGAATTTTTGAGAAAACTACATGGAAACACTTTATAGCGGTTTTTTAATAGATGCAATGATCGTCCTCTATAAAAAGAACCTAGACGATGTGTATTTTCGCAGCCATAAAGATGGTCACTGCCTATTTATTTATATAGATAAACACTCGGGTAATATATTGTTTGTTTTTGATGGCGATACTATATATAATAAACCGCTAGATGAATTTGATATTGAATCCACTGAAGAAATTGACAAAAAAATCGAGGAAACATTAAATGGCCGAGCAATTGGAACCACCTAATAAACCAGATGATTTTACTCTAGCCGAAAAGAAAAAAATCGAGCTAATCCAATGGGATTTATATCTTGAGGGTAAGTACAAGGGCGAAGGGGCTATGAAAATTAGGTGGGATGAAGCGGTTAAACTTTATCAAAGTGGTTTTGAAGGCAGGCCAACTTTGAAAGATACAACGCCGATTGTCTACAAGAAAAAACGCGGTAGACCAAGAAAAATCAGGTGATATCATGAGAAATAACTTGTCCCCGGATAATTGTCCACATCCTAAATACTATATGATTTTTTATAAAAACGGGGTGAAGATTGAGTAAAAAATTTAATTTATTGTGGGGAACCTTAATAATTGCGAAAGGTCTAGATAATGATCTTATAGCTTTGAATATTAAACAACCATCTACGGACGAAGAACGAGAACAAAACACTAATATTTGTACAAAAACTTGGGGACTTATAAAGAAAAGTCAAATGTGTTCAATTTGTAAAGGTAAAGAAACAAGGGGTAGTAAACATTACAGGTGGCGTCTTGATAGAGAGCAAGTCGCATTAGAGAAAAAGTTTCGCGTTTTAAATAAAAGCATTTTGCGTAATTGTTTAGTTAGACTTAAAATATCTAAAATCAATAAAACGATTGATATGCTTGGATATACTAGTCAAGATTTATATAATCATTTAATCAATCATCCGAACTGGTTAAATGTTCAAAATGTAAAATGGCACATAGATCACTATTTTCCAATTAAAGCTTTTATGGACTATGGTATTTTTGACACAAAGATTGTTAATTGTTTAGAAAATTTACAACCACTAACAGCAAAAGAAAATCTTCTTAAGTATGATACGTATAATCAAGAAGAATTTGAAGATTGGTTGAATAGTAAAAATATCACATATATAAAACCCAAAGATAGCAATGTCATATAGCCTTTTCCATGCCCACGATTTCTATTCCACGATGGATGGGTTCGCTTCGCCCAAGCAAAACGTTCAACGAGCTAAAGAGTTAAAACTTAATGCTATAGGTGTTTCAAATCACGGCTCTATTTCAGGTGCCGTAGAACACTGGGAGGCCTGCAAAAAGAACAAAATCAAGTGTATTCTTGGTAATGAATTGTATATAACGCATAAACCTGCTTGTATTAAAACTCCAGAAAACCGCAATAGAACACACATGGTGGTTTTTGCCAAAAACTATGAAGGCTGGCGAGACCTAATTAAGCTAACAAGTCAGACTAATCATCCTGATTACTTCTATTATAAACCTAGGATTTACCCTTGGGATTATACTGACGAAAATGGAAAGTTTTGGCCAGGACTAGAAAGTTTTACTAAAGGTAATATTATTGGTATATCAGGTCATCAAGGTTCAATGATTTCAGATTTTTGTTTTTTTGATCCTTATGGTGGTGCTATTGATATAACAAATTTACGTAAAGCTTATACACAGAAACGTGGTATGAAAACTGATTATTACGAACAGTTTTTAAAACCCAATTGGTTGGAATCTACCTGTGATATAGCTTTAAAATTAGAAAAACTATTTGGTAAAGGTAATTTTTTCATTGAATTACAAAATGAATTAGATCCAAATGATACACTAGCTTTATATATTCACCCCTTAATAGTTAAATGCCTTAGGGAGGTTAGTATAAAAACTGGCATTCCAGCAATAGCCAGTGCAGATTCCCATTACGCAATAAAAGAACAGAGCGTTTTACAGAGGATTATGCTAGCAACCTCCATGAAGGAGACTGAAGCTTCAATAGAAGCTAAGCTTTCTGGGGCAGATGATGAACAAGATGTAATGGTTTTTTTTGGAAGTGATAATTTTTATATCCACTCTCCTGAGGAAATGTCAGAAAAATTCACTAAAACAGAATTAGAACAAACTAATGTAGTAGCAGCCATGGTTGAAGAATATAGTATCATTCGCAGACCGTATATTCCACGATTTAGTGTACCAGAGGTTCCAAAAGAAAAATCACACCACCTAACTGAAATAAAAAACCCATCTGATCAATATTTAATGCATCTATGTGTTGAGGGTGCAAAAAAACTCCAACCTTGGAAAACCTCAAAAATAAACAAACAAGTATATTGGGATCGTCTTCAAGATGAAACCAAAGGAATATTCAGTGTAGGTTTATCTGACTATTTCTTAGTAGTAGATGATATTTGTAAAGCAGCAGACTTTAGACCAAAAGACCATAGTTTTGATTGGCAAAAGAACAAAGGTGAAGTAGATCCAATCACGCGAGGTTGTGGGCGTGGAAGCTCAAGTGGCTGTTTAATCAGTTATTTAACTGGAATCACAGGAATTGACCCAGTAAAACATGATTTAGTATTTAGTAGGTTTTTTAATGTTGGACGCTGTTCTGGTGATCATATGTCATTACCGGACATCGATCTCGATTTTCAAACTGGGGTATCTGGAAGAGATTGGATTATTGAATATATCCGGCATAAATATGGTCATGATAAAGTAGGACAAATTATAACCTTTTCTACTATTAAGGGACGTTCTGCAATTAAGGATGTCTTCAGAATTAAAGCAATCGAAGGTGGTTTTGATTTAGCTAATAAAATTTGCGATTGTATTGCACAGGAAAGTGTTATTGCTGATGAAATACAACAGATGAAAAACGAAGGTGACCAAGGGTACAATATATTACGATGGACGCTTGATAATGTGGCACAATTTCAAGAGTACTATAAAAATCCAAAATTAAAAGAACTTATAGATCTTTCTATGAAATGCGAAGGCGTTCTTCGTGGTTCAGGCAGACATCCATCTGGAATTGTAGTAGCCAACGAACCCCTAGAGAACATATTTCCTATGGTTTACGATCCTAAGTCAAAACAAAGAATAGTAGGGTTTGATCTAAAAAGTGCAGAGAAAATGGGTGCTGCTAAATTTGATATCCTTGGGGTAGCAATTCTAAGTAAACTTAAGATGACCGAGGAATTAGTTCATGAAAACTATAGAAGTTGACGATAGATCTGATACTGAAAAATATCAAAAACCAGATTTTGAGAACTACCAATTCCAAAAGATTTCTACAGAAGATCCATTAGTATGGCAATTATATCAAAGTGGTGATGTTAAGGGTTTATTTCAGGTAGAGAGTGCATTGTGTCAACAATGGTGTAAAAAAATAAAGCCGAAAAACCTTGATGAACTATCTGCATTAATTAGCTTGGTGCGTCCGGGTGGGCTTGAATCGGGATTTTGTGAAAAATACGCTAATATTAAAAACGGATTAGAAGAACCGAGTTATATTCATCCAGCATTAGAACCTATTTTAGGTAAAACTTATTCCTGCTTGGTTTTTCAAGAGTCTATTTTAAGAATATGTATAGATATTGCGGGTTTTTCAGATATCGAAGCAGATAATGCTAGACGTGCGGTAGGACACAAACTACCAGAAGAGATGGATAAAGTTAAGGTTCTATTCATGGAAGGGTCGGCAAAAAAGGGCATTGTCTCTAAAGAGATAGCCGAAGAGATATTCTCATGGATTCAAAAGTCAGTTCGATATCTTTTTTGTGCTGGACACTCCTATAGTTATAGCTACACTTCGTATTTTGGTGCATATCAAAAACGCTACTTCCCTACTGAATTTTACACTTCTGCTTTGACTTTTTCAGATGAAAAACTAGACCCCAAGTTAGAGGTTTATGAATTAGTTCAGGATGCCAAACGACATAATGTGAAAATCTTGCCACCTGATATTCGTGAACGCAATATAGACTTCAAAATCCTTAGAGATAAATTAATCTTGTTTGGATTATGCCACATTAGAAATATTGGTCGGGCCTCAATCGAGGAATTACAAGACCCCGAAAATGACTTCTCCACCTTCACTGGCGTCCTAAAATCTCTCGGAAAAGTAAAACGCTCCGTAATTGAATCAATCATAAAGTCAGGTGGTTGTGATTGTTATGGTTTATCTCGCAATCAAATGCTGCGTACAATATATGTAATCTGTGGCAGGAACGAAGTCGATCTCCGGGGAGACGATCTAGCTGTTTCCCGTCCACTAAGTCCCATCGAACTTAAGTACTTTCACTTAGCTATAGGTCAATTTACAGTTCAACAAATCCTCCAGAAAATCCTAGATGAAGAAATCTGTATAAAAACCCGTAGACCTGCGATCGAAGCTAAGTTAAAGTATTTAGAGAACATCCCAAAAGAAACAAACCGCCAGAAAGCTATTTGGGAAAAACTCTATCTCGGCCTTAATCTAACTTGTTCCGCAGCAGATGATTTCACAAAGAACGAAAACGCAAAAACCTGTAAAGAGATCTACTCTCAACCTGTGGCTAACGAAAAGGAATGGAAAAATAAAGGAAAAAACTCAGTTACCATGCACGTTGTGGTCGATAGTATAAAAGAAGTAGAAAGTAAGACAAACGGTAATAAGTTTGGGATTTTAAAGGTATCGGATTCAAGCGGGGTTTTAGATCTAATGGTTTTTTCCAAAAATTGGGAACAGTATAAACCAGAACTCATGGAAGGCATAGTTTGTTGCATCAACGGACGAAAAAACCTGTTTAAAGATAGAGAATCAGTTATTGTAGAAGATATAGAAATCATAGGTTAAATATTCGTATAGCAAATTGTTTAAATAAAAATTAGGATTTAAATGGAACGAAAAAAACGCATTCTCTGGTGTTCTGAAGCAAGTTTTTTACACTCTGGGTTTTCTACACTTAGTCTAGACATACTCCATAAGTTATATAAGGCTGGCAAATATGAGATTGCCGAACTTTCTAGCTACGCTGCTAGCGATGATCCAAGAGCAATTGATGTTCCATGGAAGGTTTATGGTGCCATTCCCCCAAAGGAAAACGAGTATGCTTATAAACATTATCATTCTGTGCAAACAGGTCAATTTGGGGAATCGGTTTTTGAGCAAGTGTGTTTAGATTTTAGACCTGATATTGTCCACGACAATCGTGATGCATGGATGTGTTTGGCAGCTAACTCCTTAATATATAAAGATTTAGGGCAAATTGCCAAGATACAAGATGTTAAAATTGGCGATAAAACATTAACACAAAATAGCGAAATACATTCCGTAACAAACATATTTCAAAGAAAGTTTACTGGCAAAACCTTTAAAATCAAAACATCTGTATTGTCAGACACTTTAGAGATGACTGGTAATCATCCTGTGTATATCGTAGAAACTCATAGGCCTAGATGGTTTCCTAAAAATATAAATAATGGCCGATGGATTAACGCCGAAGATGTTAAAGTTGGACAATACACTCTTTTTCCATTACCAACTTTTGAAACCAAAAAAACCGACTTTAGTAATGAAATGCTCGAAGCTTTGGGTAATTTTGTTGCAGAAGGTTGTTATTTAAAACATAGTAATATGACCCATTTAAATATTAAAGATGGTATTCAAATTACAGGAAATGGCGAAGAAAAGGATAAATTTGATAAGTTTATTAATACTCTAGCTCTACTAGATCCACAGTCTCATGTCCACAATACGAGGATGGACGATATTCATCCTACCTTTGTGATAAGAAGACTTGGATCAAAAATAATACCACAATTATTGTGCAACTGGTTTGGAGAATATGCTAAAGGTAAAAGTTTACCAGATTGGATAATGTGCTTGCCAGTAGATCAATTGTCTTGGTTTATGAAAGGATTGATCAACGGAGATGGATCAAGATGTCATAAAACAAGAAACGGAAGATACTATACAGTGTCAGAGACACTGGCAAGGCAAACATGGCTATGTCTACTCAAGTGCGGTATATACTCTTCCTTAAACAAAGGAACCACTAAGATTGGAGAGAGGGTTTTTGAAAGATATTTGTTAAATGTTCCTAAACTGCAATTTGACAAGTTCGTTAAACTTTTTGATTTTGGTTTATTTTCAAAATTAGAACATAGAAAAATTATAGATAATAATATTATAATGAGGATTAGATCTATAGAGGAAAAAACAGTAGAAAATATAGATGTATTTAACCTTGAAATAGAAGGGTCGCATACATATGTTTCCAATTTCCTGGTACATAATTGCGACCATGAAATTAAAAGCCCATTTCGTGATAAATATAAACTATTTTGGATGCCGACAGTTGATGGGGAGCCACAAAGGCTTCAATGGCTAGATGATTATTCAAGAGCAGACTTGATTATGACATATAGCCAATATGGCAAGGATATATTAGAAAGAGAAGCACCAAATAAAGTAAAAGTTTTCGACGTTGGTCGTCCTGGTGTAAATCACGAGTTATTTGTTCCTATGGATAGGACTAAACTCAGGCAAGAGTACGGAATAGATCCACACGCTCAAATTCTAATGACAGTGATGCGTAATCAAAAACGCAAGTTATTTCCTGACTTAATTGAAATGTTTGCGGGATATCTTAAGCACTGCAAAACTATTGGCAATAAATTTTTAGAACAAAACTCATACCTTTTTATGCATACTTCCTATCCTGACGTAGGATATGATTTAGGCAAGTATATCATGGAGTTTGGTGTTGGTCATCGCTGTTTGTTTAGTTACTACTGTCGTAATTGTAGAAAAACCGCTATAGATTTCTTTCAAGGAGAATTTGCGGTTTGTAAATATTGCAATAAATTAGCTGCCTCAATGCCTAATACCTCTATTGGGGTTTCTAGGGAAGAACTAGCTAGGCTTTATAATCTAGCTGATCTGTATTGCCAGTATAGTATTGCAGAAGGCCTCGCCTGCCCACTAGTGGAAGCCAAGTCTTGTGGTTTGCCTGCTCTGGCTGTAGATTACACCGCAATGGCAGAACAAGTGAATATAGAAGGGTGTCAACCAATAAAGGTAGGGCGGTTTTTCTATGAATCGTGCATGGAAACCGAACAGCGTCGTGCTTTGCCAGATAATACTGATTGCATAAAGAAAGTTTATGATTATTTCATTCTACCTACAGAAACTCGCCAGCGTTTTTCGCAACTTTGCCGTAACGATGTGGTTCAAAATTATACATTTGAGAGATGTGCTAGAATCTTTGAAAAGGCGATAGATTCACTTGAAGTGCCAGAACATAGTGAAACTTGGCTGAATCCCAAAGGTAAATTTGCCCCAATGTCAATGCAATGGAATGAACCTAAATCAAACAGCGATTTTGTTGATGCTGTTATTGATAACATCCTAGGTAAGCCCGAGTTAAAAAACACATATTGGAAAACAGAACTCGTCAAAGGTTTAAATGTAGGATACGTCACGGAGAGGTCGGGACAGCATAAATTCGACAGAAAAGCTTGTATTGGTATGTTTCAACAAATGGCTAAATTACATAATTATTGGGAAAATTCAAGGTTGAGTCTGCTGGAAAAACCTGATAACAACAAAATTTCGTGGAAGCTTATTTAAAAAAAGCTGTATAAATATCTTGGCGTTCTTTGGGTTCTTAAACCCACTTCTACAAGAAAGGGAACTTGCCATGAAAAAGGTTTTTGGTTATATACTAGCGTTTACCGCAGTGATTTGTATGACTTTTGGTGGGGTTTTATGGCTGGAACATAAACCTATTCAGCGATCAACATTAGATAATTTCCCTGGTGTTATTATGGCTGTCCAGGATGATAGTCTTGAACAATATGCACCTTTGTGGCAAAAAGAAATTGCAAGACGCTTTCCAACAAAAACAGTCGGAATTTTATGCCACGGTGGAGATTTTATCGAGGGACAATTCGTGGTTAAAGTGGCTAATGGCGATCATTCGATTATGACCGCACAGGATTTAGTACACCATTATCAAAAATTATATCCTGGATATCAGTTGGTACTTTTGGCGTGCAACACACATGCTCTTAAACTTGGTATTCCGGGGGTTTACTACTCGCATTCAGAAACATGGTGTGCCCCAGACCGAGCTATTGAAGAAAACCCAGAAAATGAGTTTTTGACTTTAGATAAGAAACTTGATGGAGATACATCCGTAAGCCACAAAAGCCGTTGGGAATTATACCCAAACGTCACAGGTAATATTTATGAGATGGTTTCTGATTCTGAGTAAATAAATTTAGTTTAGACCAAGGAAATTAAAGGATTAAGGAATGAAGATAGCATATCTTGGCCCCGTTTTTGATTCCACTGGATATTCAAAAGCTATAATTGAGAGTGTTTTAGCCCTAGATGAAATTGGGGTTGACGTAGCAGTTCGTTCAGTTAAGATGACCAATACATCTGGAGAAGTACCGCAAAGAATTAAGGAATTATCCAAGAATAATCTACAAGGGGTGGATTGTGTCATCCAACATAATTTACCTAGCGAGTTTGTCTATAGTTCTAAATGCCAACAAATCGGTCGTTGGGACTATGAGACATCAAACTTCAAAAATGCAAATTGGTGCGATAATCTTAGGTTAATGGATAAATTGATAGTTTCGGCTACCTTCGCAAAAACCGCAGTAAAAAACACCGATCCATCCCTAGATGAAAAAACCTACGTCTGTCCTCACGCCATAGACACTTCCAAATTCGACAAACAATATGATTTAATGGATTTTGGTTTCAAAAATAAACCGCTGAAATTCTACACCGTCGCTGAATTTGGTATGCGGAAAAACCTTCCTGCAACTATAGCTGCTTACTATTCCTCATTTTGTAGCGATGATTCAGTCTTGTTAGTGATCAAATCACATATCTCAGGTGGTGATGTCACCAAAATGATTGAGGATATTTGTAATGACCTCAAGCGTACGATGCATAAGTTTAACGATCCAAACCTATATCCACCTATAGCGGTTATAGGAAGTTATTTAAGCGATGATAAGATTAATTCGTTACATAAAAGTTGCGATGTTTTTGTAAGTTCATCTCGTGGAGAAGCATTCTGTACATTACCATCTGCTGAAATTAAGACTATTGGTGGCACAAAGCCAATATCCTCATTTATAGTTGGAGACAAAGTATATTCTCATACTGGCCAACTGAGGGATGTTACGGGTGTGATTTCAAGACAATATGATGGTGAAATGATCAATATAGATTGTGTGTCTAGAAATAAAGACATCTTGTCGTTAACACCAAACCATAAAGTTAGAGCAGTCAGGACTTCTTCTTTATGTAATTGTTCTAAAAAACGAATGTTCGATGAATTGATTTATAATCCCATTATAGATCAAATAGAACACTCAAATAAAAACATTCAATATAATTCAAAATATAATAAAATTCAACTAGAATGGATAGAAGCCTCCGATTTAAAAGTTGGCGATCATATCTTTTACCCTAAATTGAAATCTTTGAATCCACCATTATTCTTAAATGCCAGTGAATTTATTGATAATAATAAATATACTTTTAAAGACGGCAAAATATTTGGAAAAACTAGTAATCAATTTGGTGAAAAATATGAAAGTAAAAGATTAATATCCAGTTGGGATAGAATACCAATAAATAAAGATATTATGAAACTATTCGGATATTTTGTTGCCGAAGGATGCACTACCGATCAAGGTGTGATATACTTTTGTTTTCATGCCAAAGAAATAGAATATCATAATGAAGTCGCATCCCTAATGGGTTTATTAGGGATAAAACAAGCTAAACCAAATGTAAGAGGTAATTCTTATTCCTGTAAATTTTCCAACATAGTTTTAGCAAATATGCTAAGAAAATTATTTGGTGGATATTCTAGAAATAGAGTTTTACCAGAATGGTTCTTAAGTCTTGATGATGAATTAAAATTATCTTTTATCAATGGTTTATTTAATGGAGATGCCTCATATTTAGCCAAAACATCGTACGATATATCATCAAAAAAACTATCATCTCAAATATTTGATATACTATCATCATTAGGATTTTGTTGTTCTCAAAGCAAGAGAATGATAAATGATAGATTTTATTATAAAATAAAAATATCGAACATTTTTGACCACAATAGACTGATGGATCTACTTAATAGACCAAAAGAAGAATACTTAATACAAGGCAGAAATCAAAGAGCTAACCTAACGCAAAAGGATTTTCAACTAGTGAAAATTCGCTCTGTCACAAAATCACAGTATTCTGGTCAAGTATATAATTTGTCTGTGAGTGATGAAAATAGCTATTTGTGTAACGATCTGGCTATCCATAACTGTATTCCATATATTGAAGCTTTAGGTTTTGGTAATCCTTGCATTGTACCAAAACACTCCGCTTTTTTAGATTATCATTATGACACAGATTTGATGGTCGATTCAACTGACTCTATAGTTTTTGGAGTCCAAGGTTGTCCACCTGGATTATATACCGCAAATGAGATTTGGGGAAACCCTTCATTAGTTGATCTAGCATATAAAATGAGAGTGGTCTATGAAGACTCAGAAATATATTTTCAGAAAGAAATGGTTGAGGGAAGAAAAGCATATGTACAGCGGGATTTTAGCCGCAAAGTAGTAGGGCAGAAATTGATGGAGATCATCTCTGGGAGCCAAGATGCAAAATAAAGTTGAAGGTATACTTAGGCAAATTAATCGAGACCCAAAAGAAGATTTACATGTTTTAACCTTCGCGACTCATGAATCGAGCCAGGAAAATTTATCTACTTTGCCTATAAAATACTATTTATACCAAGGACAGGGGGTGAAAATCTGGGAAAATAAATATCGTCAATTGCCAAAAAATCACATTTTGCTTGATGGTTCACCTAATCAAATAAAACCAGATATAAAATTGGATTGTGTTTTATCTCAGAATAAATTTGCACATTGGAAAATATCTAAACAAATAGCCCAACAGTGCAATATCCCGTTAATAAATTTAGAACATTGCCTACCACATCCCAAAGCTAATGAAAAATACTTAACGATGTACAAATCAATGGAATCTGACTTAGATTTGTTTATCAGTCATTATAGTATGAAAAAGTGGGGTTATGAAGAAAACGGAAAAACCAAGGTAATTAATCATGGTATAAATACTGAGGTTTTTAAAAGGAACAAGAGTATATTGAAGGAAGGCTTTGCTCTGTCGGTTTGTAATGATCTAAAAAATCGTCAATGGGCGTGTGGTTACAATGAGTGGCAACAATTAGTTAGTGGATTTCCTAATAAGATTCTAGGTTCTAATCCAGGATTGTCCGAACCAGCAAAGTCTTTAGATGATCTAGTAGAAAACTATAATAAAGCGGTTTGTTTTGTTTCATCAAGTTTGGTTAGTCCAATTCCTACGGTCGTTTTAGAGGCAATGAGTTGTAGTTTACCTATTATTTGTTTGGACAATTGCTGTCTACCCGAGATTGTACAAGATGGTTTTAACGGATTTATTAGTAATGACATTGAATATTTGCGATCTAAAATTAAACTTTTACTAGAAAGTCCAAAGCTAGCTATTGAGCTTGGTGAAAATGCTAGAAAAACCATAGAAGATAAGTTCTCACTTAAGAACCATTTAAATCAATGGATGCAAATATTTAAGGAAATTGTTCAATGAACCAAAAAATTAATTTACAAGGTGAAGCAACGCCAGGCTATTTCAATCTCTCAACAGACCTATCGCATCTTTTAAGCATTAAAGATCCCCCAGATCACACTGAATTTTCAGCGGGTTCTTGGGAAAAGATACCATGTGATGATAATTTCGCAGAAGAGATTATTTTTTCTCCCCCAATCAATGTTTTAAGTCCGGAAAAAATCACTAGTACACTTTTACACTGGCTAAGTAAACTTAAAAAAAGCGGCGTTTTAAAGTGTCATTTAATCGATATTAAACGTGTGGGCAAAGCTGCTTATAATGGTTTGGGCTTACAAGAATTAGACCAATTAATATTTGGTGGAGTTGATAGACCGTTTCATTCGCTTGTTGATTCTAAAATATTCGAAAAGGTCTTGCAATCATTAGGTTTTCAATTGGAAGTTATTTCGCATCAAGGTTTTATTACGACAATAGAGGCTTCTAAATGTTAAATGTTATTTCTGAATCAAAAGAAGAAAAACCAGAAGAAAATAAGGATAAGTTAAGAACTACTTGTAAGGGATGCGTTTTTAATTTAAAATATGGGTGTTTTTTGGGAAAAACTATTTACTATGATCGAGTTGATTTAAGTCAATATTTAGAAGGGTTTTGCCGATACAAAAGAAGTGAAAAATGGTTAAACCAACTTTTTCCTAAAGGATCACATGGAGAAGCTGGTCAACAAATAGATAAGATAAACCAAGAAAATAATAAACTATCCGTTGTGATAATCCATCTAAATAATACAATCGAACAGTTAGAAAAAACCATTAAAAGTTTACTTTGCCACGATATCATAAAAGAAGTAGTGGTTATATCAAAAGAAGAAACAGACGATGGACAAAAAGAAATACTTTCACGGTTTTATGATAAAGGATGGCACTGGCAATATCAAAACCTACAAAAACTAGAAGATATAGATAATTTAGATGATTGTGGTCAAACTACTTGGCGGTTTATGATAGAGTTTGGAATTAAATTAGCTAAAAACCATTGGTTGGTTCTACTTAATTCTGGCGTAGAAATTAATCAAAATGATCCATCTACACTACTTAATCAGTTGAACTATATAGACAATAGTTATGTTGGATTTTGGGATTCTTGTGGGCAAAAACAATTGTTCTTTAGTAATGATATTTATAAAGCTATGAAGGGTGACGAAGAACTACCTTGGTTGGAAAAGTTAAGTCAATTTAGCAACGGGAAAGAGGTTTTATGCAGTCTTTAGTCCCAAAGCCGCTAAAACTAAAAACCGGGTTAATAACAGCATGTTATAATAATGCGAAGTTTATTCCAGAGTGTTTTTCGGCGATTTTCGCTCAATCTGTAAAACCAGACATTGTTGTTTTCATAGATGATTGTTCAACTGATGATTCATGGGGAGAAGTTCAGCGGTTTTTATATGCAGACCCAAGTTGTAAACCGGTTTTTGAACATGATTGTTTTGGGTACGTGTTTTTGTTTCAGGTTCAAAATATCACTATAGCAGGATTTAAGTTAGACAAGAATGGTGGACCTGCTGTTGCTCGGAATATCGGGTTGAAATACCTACTAGATAAAGTAGACGTTATAGGAATAGCTGATTGCGATGATGTGTATTATCCAACCAAGATAGAAAAAACCCTTGAAATATTTAAAAAGTATCCTCAGGTTGCTTTGGTCTATTCTGACTACGATACTGAAAACACTACAACCGGAAAAACCCAGCGAGAATTCAAAGAATGTTATAGTTACCGACGCCTTTTTGAAGAATGCATCGTAAGTAACAACTCATTTTTCCCCGCTACAATTATAGGTTTAGTGGGTTTTTATGATGAAACTTTACGTGGCCCTGAAGATTATGATATGTGGCTGCGTATAGGCGAAAAAGCTAGCGTTTATCATATTCCCGAATCTCTTTATAAATACAGAATCCATGGTTCAAATATTACAGTGACAACCCCATCTGAAAAATTCGCCAAGCAAGTTCACTATGTAAAACAAAAAGCTATGAAAAGAGCAGGTGGAAATGTCTAAATCAACCCTAGGTTTTGTTCTTGAAGATTTACTACCAACACAAACAGCATATTGCTTAACTTACAACATAAACCGTTATTTAAAATCCCACCCTGAAACTGATATCTGTATGTTTCTAATTGATAATGTGCCGCCTTGCATACAGCCCCGGTTTGCCAGATATCACTTAAAGGATGCTTTTGGGTTCGATGGGTCATTAGTAGCTACTTCGCTAAAAACCGCAGAATCTATTAAGGATTTCACTAGAGCAAGTCGATATTATTATATCACAGATCTAAAAGACGTGTTTCAACAAGGATTAGAAAACACGCAATATATATTTAGGTCTAAAGACTACCCCGTCAATACAGGTAGAGACTTTCCGGTAGTTGAAGATTATAATATAGAGAAAATTTTGGAGTTAACGAATGGCAGAAACAGTAAATGATCTTAGGGAGATTTTAGTTAAAAGCGGCCAATATAGTCAAGATGATCTAAAGGGAAAATCAAAACCAGAATTAAAGGAAATGGTAGATGTGGTGCGGGCTTCTGGCAAAATACTGGATTCAGCCGAAGCGGTTTTAAACGATGTGAATCAACTCGGGCTATTTGAAACGAATCAGGTTATAGATAGCTCGCCTCCACAACCAGAAAAGGTTCCAGAGGTTAAACTGCCCGAAAAACCGCCTATCTTACCTACTGATCCTTTATGGTCAGATTATGTCATGGGGTTTTTTACACCAGCCGAACTCGACAATAATAATCCTCGAACCGATGCTCTACGAAGAGTAGCTGAACTTCTCTTAGGTCCATTTAATATTCTAAGTGAAGTAATTCAATGGCCAGAGTTAGCTAATCGGGCTACTGTAATGGTTAAATTAGAATTTTTACGTGATAAAACCACTGGAACTTCTCGTATAGTCAGCGGGGCTGCTGATGTTTCTTCCGTTAATACCGATAGTAAATTTGCAGTACATCCAGTGGCTACAGCAGAGACTAGGGCAGAAGGCAGGGCACTTCGCAAGGCATTACGCCTAACTAAGGTTCTCGCAGCGGAGGAAACGTATGGTGCGGATAAGGATGAACCTAGTGGGAATGATAACCGCATTGAAACTGGTATGACTAATAGTTTAAAAATGATGTGTAATAAAATGGGTATCGATGAAAGTAAGTTATCTGGTTATATGTTTAAGGCTTCTCAATTGGTTGATTTAACCGCACAACAAGGAAGAGAGATGGGGTTTTTGCTTGGTGATTTTCGCAGCGGTAAGTCCGTCATTCCAGAGGACGTAAAACTTTGATCAAACAAGAACAAATTCCAGATTTATTAACACAAGCTTACTATGTTGCTTTAGGCAGCAGAGATCCTTCCACACAAAATGGTGCTTTGCTTGTGAATTCGTGGAATGGGCAAGTTTTACTTTCTGACTATAATAAATTCCCCGATGGGGTTAAAGAAAATATCGTTAGGTGGGAAAGACCATTAAAATATGATATCATAGTTCATTCCGAAATTGCCCTATTATCTAAAGCTGCTAGTAAAGGATTGTGTACTACTGGTTTAACGCTGATAAGTCCTTGGCATCCTTGCAATGAGTGTGCTAAGGCGATAATTCAATCTAAAATTAAAACTGTTATTTGCCATAAACAAGCTATAGATAGAATCCATTATTCTTGGGCCGCTAGATTTGAAATAGCTGCATTAATGATGAAAGAAGCTGAAATAGAAAAAATTATTTACGATGGAAATTTAAATTTTCCTAGAGAAATTAGATTTCACGAGGAATTATGGAAACCATAAACCAAATAAAAAAACCTTTGTGCTACGTAGCTGGCGGCATGAGAGGATATCCGCAATTCAACTTTCCAGCATTTGATCAAGCACGAGATCTAGGGATTTCCCTTGGTTTTGATATTATATCTCCAGCAGATATTGATCGCGAAGACCCCGCTCAATTTAGCGAAGAGGAATTTAACGGTGGCAATTTAAAACGAAACCAAAAGAAAATCAATAGGTTAGTGAAAAAATGTGCTAAACGTGACACTCAGGCAATTTTTAAATGTACACATATAGCAATGTTGCCAAATTGGCAAAAAAGCACAGGGGCAAAGGCAGAGTTTTTTCTAGCAAAGTGGTTGGGACTTACAGTTTTAGATGCATTAACATTTAAACCTTTTACTGGGGTTGTTTCAGTTTCTTATACGATAGACGATGTAGTTTTTAATTAAAGAAAGAAAATTTTATGAACGAAGAACAATATCAAGAAGCAAAGCCTGTTCAAGTAGAAAAACCAAAAGATCTAAGAATTTATCGCCCATATGAAGGTAAGGGTGCCGCCTCGAAATGGCAACTCAGTTTTAAACCAGAAAACCGCTATGATAAATATATCCTGTTCCTTACAGCCGCTAAAGAAACTGGGCAAGATGATAAAGGCAACCCAGTGTTTGATTGGGGTAGTGGAAAAACCATTAAGATGAATGAGGCAGATATTGGG